TACAGCCTATACCGAGATAGACAATAGAGAAGCAAATGTATTCTTGAAACGGTTAGGCTTTAAAAAGGAAGGTACTATGAGAGAAATCTCAGAGAATCTTAAAGATATTAATATTTACGGTATGCTCAAAAGAGATTGTACCTGGCTATAGGAGAAAGAAATGGGATCAAAGCAACAACCTTATGTACCACCACCACCAGTTGATTACACTGCTGAGGCTAATCAAAGAGAAAAAGAAACTTTAGAGATGGAACAAGAATTGAAAGATGAGAAAACTGAATTACTCAATAAGAAAAAGAGTGGTAGATACGCAACACTTCTTACTGGAGGTGAAGGCGACCAAGATGAGGCTGATGTCAAGACTCGATCACTTCTTGGATCAGGCAAAAAACCATAGGAGATTACAATGGTCGAACAAATATTAAAGCGATTAGCCAGTTTAGAGTCTGGAAAACAGACTTGGGAAGTGCATTGGCAAGAGATTCTTGATTATGTAATGCCTCGTAAAGCAGAAGTAACGGTTCAGTATGCCAAGGGAGCAAAGCGTACAGAGAAATTGTATGATTCTTCTGCTATACATGCAAATACATTATTAGCGGCATCGTTACAAGGAACATTAACATCAGCATCATTGCCTTGGTTTCATCTAAGAGTTCGTGATGAGAGTTTAAATGAATCTCGCGAAGTTCAAGTATGGCTAGAGGACTGTCGTAATAGAATGTATAAAGCGTTTAACTCATCTAACTTTAATACTGAAGTACATGAGTTCTATCTTGATATTTGTTCTATTGGTACTGCTTGTATTGAAACAGAAGAAGATGAAAACGGATTCAACTTCAGAACATTGCACATCTCAGAATATTTCATCTCAGAAAATCATAAAGGACAGATTGATACCTTATATAGGAAGTTTCAGTATTCTGCTAGACAGGCTAAACAGAAGTGGGGCGATGCAGTAGGCCCTAAGATTCAAGAGGCTTTTGAGAATAACCCTGACAAGAAGTTCACATTTATTCATTGTGTAATGCCAGCAGAAGAGTATCACGGTAACAAACAATCTAAATTACCTTATATAAGTATTCATATAAGTAAGGAAGACAAGAATATCGTTCAGGAAGGTGGTTATAACGAAATGCCATACCTTGTAACAAGATGGTCTAAAGCTTCTGGCGAAGAATACGGTCGTTCACCTGCTTACAATGCACTACCAGACATCAAAACTCTGAATAAAGCAGTAGAATTAGGCTTAAAAGCATGGGCTAAAGCAATCGATCCACCACTTCTAGTAGAAGATGACGGAGTAATCGGTAGAGTTAAGACGAATCCATCGGGTATTACCGTTGTTCGTAGAGGTGATGCAATTAAACCACTTAATACTGGTGCAAGATTTGATGTATCTGATATGAAAGAGTCTGAATTAAGAGGTTCTATTAAGCAAGCGTTCTTCTCAGACCAGTTAGAACTTCAGCAAGGCCCTCAAATGACAGCAACAGAAGTACAGGTTCGTTATGAATTGATGCAAAGATTACTCGGCCCTACTTTAGGAAGATTCCAGACAGAGTTCTTGAACCCACTAATTGAAAGATGCTTTGCTATTATGCAACGAAACGAAATGTTTGCTCCTGCACCAGGTGCGTTAGATGGTGTTGCTATTGACATTGAATATGTTGGCCCACTTGCTCGTTCACAGAGAATGGAAGAGGCTACTGCTGTAGAAAGATTGTATGAGATGGCTGCTAACTTGGCACAGATTGCACCAGAAGTTATGGATAACATAGATCATGATGCAGCAATCCGTTCTCGTGCTGAATTACTAGGTGTTCCTAAGAATATTATGCGTGATCCTGCTGATATTGCAGAACAGCGTCAAGCACAAAGAGAGCAGCAAGAAGAGCAAATGGCAATGCAACAAGCACAACAAGGTGTAGACCTTGCAGCTACTGCTGTTCCTACAGCACAACAGATCACACCTGAAAATGTTGAACAAACACAAGCAGGTATGGAAGCAATGATGGGGGCAGTAGAAAATGCCTAGAGCCATTGCTAAAATAAGAAGAGATTATGCTGACTGTTTTGGGTCTATATCTGGGGGTAAAGTCCTAGATGACCTACGCAAGGCATATCAACTACGGGAATCCTATACGAAAGGTGATCCGTATGAAACCGCGAGGAGAGAGGGCGAAAGAGCTGTCTATCTTCGTATTTTAAATATGTGTAATACAAAAGAGGAATAAAATTATGAGTGAAGAAATGGTCACAGAAACAACGGATAATGCTGTAGTAGCACCTGTTGAGAGTGGTAACCAAGATTGGCGTGAAGGGTTATCAGAAGAATTACGAGCAGATCCAACGCTTGCAAGTATCAATGATACTGAATCAGCCGCAAAAACACTTATTCATCAGCAGAAAATGATGGGCAGTAGAATACCTATCCCGAAGAATGATGAAGAAATGAGCGAGTTATATACTAAACTTGGTAGACCTGAAACAGCAGAAGGTTATGAAGTTGAAGTTCCAACAGGATATGAACAATACTATCCAGAGGAAATGATGAACTCATTTAAACAAACAGGACATGATTTAGGATTATCACCTAAACAAATGCAAGGCTTAGTTGAGTGGCAAAAAGGTTCAGTAGACTATCAAATGAATCAAGAACAAGTATCAGGTGACGCACAAGGTGTTCAAACTGAAGAGGTTTTAAGAAAAGAGTTTGGTGCTAATTATGATAAAAATCTATCTGCTGCACAAAGAGCATTGCGTATCTACGGAACACCCGAACTTCAGCAGAAGTTAGCAGACCCTAGATATGGTAATGATCCAGATCTAATTAGATTACTTGCAAATGCAGGTAAAGATATAACAGAAGACTCTGCACAGGGAACTACTAACAACTCCTTAGTGATGAGTCCACTAGATGCTAAGATGAGAATCGAGCAAATCAACGGAGATAAATCTAATGCTTATTGGGATGCTACAAGTCCTAAGCATCAAGATGCTCAAGAAGAAATGCGACAATTATTTGATAAAGCATATAATTAGTGGTAAGATAATCCACAAGCGAGGTAAAATTCGCTTGTAACCAGACACTGCCCTCACGGATAACAGTAGGTTAAAGGTGGTTCTTAAACTCGCATAGTCAGCGTAATAGACAGGACACCCGAAAGGATAATGCCCACTGGATATATAAAATAATAATAGAAGGAGGACATTATGTCTACTCAAATTACGACTGCTTTTGTCGAGCAGTATAAAAGTAATGTGTTGCACCTTGCACAACAGAAAGGTTCACGATTACGCGACTCGGTTCGTTATGAATCAGTAACAGGTAAGAATCACTTTTTCGAAAGAATTGGTGCAGTTTCAGCTCAAAAGCGTACTTCACGCCACTCAGATACTCCTCGTATGGATAGTCCACATTCAAGACGTAGAGTTTCAATGGATGACTACGACTGGGCTGACTTGATCGATCAAGAAGATAAGGTTCGTATGTTAATCACTCCACAGAGCGAGTATGCAATGGCTGGTGCTAATGCAATGGGTCGCGCTATGGATACTGCAATTATTGAAGCAGCAGTTGGTAATGCCTATGGTGGCGTTGCTGGTGGTACTACTATCGCACTTCCATCTGCTCAAAAGATTGTTCACGCATCAGGTGGTTTAACAGTTGCTAAACTTCTTTCTGCTAAAGAAACACTAGATGGTTCTGATGTAGATGCTGAAGAAGAGCGTTACTGTGTACTTTCTGCGAAGCAAGTAACTGATTTGTTAAATACTACTGAAATTAAATCTTCTGACTACAACACTGTTAAAGCGTTGGCACAAGGTCAATTGGATACTTTCTTAGGCTTTAAGTTTATCCGTTCAGAGCGTTTAGGTACTGATTCAGATGGCAACCGTCAGGTTACTGTGTACTGTAAATCAGGTCTTGGTCTAGCAATGGGTTCAGAGATTCAAACTCGCATTAGTGAGCGTGATGACAAGAACTATGCTACTCAAGTATTTTTATCAATGACAATCGGTGCTACTCGTGTTGAAGACGAGAAAGTAGTAGAGATTGCGTGTACTGAATAATATAGGAGAATAATCATGGCTGTAACTACTCAAAAAAGTACGCAAGTAACTAACTTTGATGCTAGTCCTTCTGTAAGAGAAGAAACATCTGATATTCATGGTCGTTTGCGAATCGCTGCTTTCGATCATACTCAATCAGGTGCTGGTGATGCGACATCTTCTGCGGAAGTTGTTCGTTTACCTGCTGGAACTGTTCGTTTGTTAGGCGCGTTAAGTCGCGTTGAGCATAACTGGACTACTGCTAGTGCTACTATGGACATTGGCTGGGATGCTTACACAGACCTAGACGGTGATGCTGTAGCTGCGGATGCTGATGGTATTGACAACGGTGTTTCTGTTGATACTGCTGGTGCAATGGCTGTAGGCTCTGCATTAACTGCGGATACTAAAGTATTCATTTCGCAAGGTGGCGTATCTATTAGATTAACAAGTACGGATACTGCTATCGTTTCTGGCGATACTGCATCTGGCTACTTGGTTTATGTAATAGACTAAAAAGTTATAAAAAATGAGGACTTCCTATAAATGGTTGTCCTCACCACATTCAGGAGAAGAGATATGGCAACAGCGGTTTCCATTTGTTCAAACGCATTAAGAAAACTTGGTGACGATCCAATCACTTCCCTAACTGACGATACAGAAAGAGCAAGACTCTGTAACGCATTTTACGAACCTACAAGAGATGCTGTATTAAGATCACATCCTTGGAATTTCGCAATAGAAAGACAAGAGCTAAGTAAGTTAGTTGCAGCACCTGCATTTGACTACGCTTATCAATATACTCTTCCAACCAGTCCTTATTGCCTTCGTGTTCTCAAAATGGAATATGATGAGTACATCTTTAAGATTGAAGGAAGAAAGTTATTATCAGATGAAGGAACTGCAAAGATTCTTTACATTGCACAAGTAACAGATACAGCACAATTCGATCCAATCTTCACAGAAGTATTGACAGCTAGATTAGCTGCTGAATTAGCATACTCAATAACAGGAAGCAATAGCCTTTCTAAACAAATGTGGGAGCTATATGAAATCAAAGTCGCAGAAGCTAGATCTATTGATGGATTGGAGGGTTTTATTGATGGTCTAGTATCTGATACATTTACATCATTTAGGGGTTAAATGGCTAGAGTACATCCATTTCAGTCTAACTTCACAGCTGGGGAGTTAAGTCCTCGTCTTGAAGGACAAATAGACTTTAAGAAATATTTCAACGGTTGTAGTGAATTAACCAACAT